TAAATGTATAATTTGTATATATTAATATTTTTTTATTGATTAAATCACAATAAAAATTATCTGGTAAAATATTACAATAAACACAATAAATGTATAATTTGTATATATTAATATTTTTTTATTGATTAAATCACAATAAAAATTATCTGGTAAAATATTACAATAAACACAATAAACAACTATTTTTGTAATTATTAAGTTAATTTATTAATATATTGTTCAATAAAAAAAATAAAAATAATTATATAAAATTATCTGGTAAAATATCTGGTAAAATATCTGGTAAAATATCTGGTAAAAAAAAAAAACCACTTTTTAAAATTTTGAAATTTGAAAAAGGTGATTTTTTTTTTTAAAAAATTTTAAAAATTTTAGACAAAAAAAAAATTTGGCATAAAAGTGAAAAAGTGGTTTTTTTTTTTTACCAGATATTTTACCAGATATTTTACCAGATATTTTACCAGATAATTTTTGTGTAATTATTTTTATTTTTTTATTGTATAATATATTAATAAATTGTGTTAATAATTACACAATCATATATTTATTGTGTTCATTGTGATATTTTACCAGATAATTTTTATTGTATAATATATTAATAAATTGTGTTAATAATTACAAAATCATATATTTATTGTATTCATTGTGATATTTTACCAGATAATTTTTATTGTATAATATATTAATAAATCATGTTAATAATTGCGAAATCAACTATTTATTGTATTCATTGTGATATTTTACCAGATAATTTTTATCAATATATTATTTAAAAAAATAATAATATATATAATTATTAAGAATATGTCTATAAATTATAAATGTCACAGATGTTGTAAATATGAAACTTGTTTCTTTAATGATATGAAAAAACATTATAGTAGGAAATATTTATGTTGTAGTTCTCAATCTAGTATATTATATTCATCTGATCAAATATTATGTTTAAGTTTAATACCATTTAATGAAAACATTCATAAAATAGATTTATCAGAAGTTGAACATTTAAAAAAATCAAATATAATTGATAGAAATAAAAAAGAACTATTTGAAGAACTAAAAAATATTGAAAAAAATAACATAAAAATATGTAAATATTGTAATAAAGATTTTTATTTAATAACTGAATTAAAAAAACATTTTATAATAGATTGTTTTTATAATCACATTAAAAATATAGAAGATTATGAAAAAAGTAAAAAATTAAATAATATTGATGTTAATTCACAATGTAATAATGTATATAATAATCCAGATATAAATACATTAAATAATACAACGAATAATACAACGAATAATAACAATAATATAAATATAATTATTGATCCAACTAAAACAAAAAATACACCAATACCATTTGATGATGAATGGGATATTTCAAAAATAAGCAAAGGTGATAAAACAAGTTTAATAGTATCTCAATTTATGTATACCGAATTATTAGAGGAAATATTGAAGAATGATATAAATTTAAATGTTATTATTGATAAAGAAAATGATTCTGGAATGGTATATAAAAATAATGTTGATAAGTATATTCAAATGAAATTAAAAGATATTATTTCAAATACAATGTATAAATTAAATACACATCTTAATGATATAAATAAAAATGATACACGTTCATTTCATGATATAATAAAATTTAGTCGACAAATGATAAATAAAAAATATAATGATTTTAAAAATAGTGATGAAATTCAAAAAGGTGTTAAAAAATGTATGTCAACTATTTATGATAATAGAAAAGATAATGCTATTATAATGGCTAAAAATATAATTGATGATGACATAGAAGAATATAGAATATAATTTTATGAAGTTTAAGGTTATTTTCCTTCGGAAAATACGGAAGTAGTAATAAATTATATTATTATATATTATATATTAGAATGACTACATTTTATGATAAATATTATTTGAATAATGTTAATAAAAATAATAATAGTACTATTTTAAAAAAAGATTATACATTAGGTTATACTGATTATGAAAAATTAAAAATATCAGAACAATATAATAAATTATATGGTGAAATTTATAAAAAAAATAATGAAGAAATTACTTTGAATGAAAATAAAAAAATATATAATTTATCATTCAGTGTTTTAATTAATAATGCAGCAAAAGTGTATATAAGTATGGTAAATGAAATTTCAATTTTTTTTTCAGATACCAATAAAAATAAAAGTCTAAATAAATTAGGTTATATATTAACAAAAGAAGATAATTTATTATATATTGGATTATTAATTTTAATATTATCTTTTTTATTATGGTTAATAGACATTACTAAATAAAAATATATTAAAAATATATTTAATAGAATTTTTTTCTTGAAAGAGTATATATGACAAAACTAATTGATTTTGGATCAACAGAAGAATTAGATAAATATTTAATACCGGAAGCAATATATAATGAAACTATAAATAAACAAAAATTCAAAATTCAAAATTATTTAATTTTACATCCATTATTATTAAAATCTTTTGTTGGTTTTAATGGTGCATTAAAATTATCAAATCAATTAGCAAGTAATAAAAAATGTAATTGTTATTATGAAATGCCATGGAAAACACATTATGATGAAGTATATGGAACCAAAAAAACAATATTATCATTTACTCAACAAGTTGATGAATATAGATATATGATTTTAAATTGGACACCATCGCCTCGAATGTCTTATATGCAATATTTATCACAAATTGCTTTAGGAATTATATTAGAAATAAAACAGTACATATATTATATTTCAAATAATTTAGATCCATGTTCAATATGTATTAAACCTTATTATAAAAATAATTTCAATGAAAGGAGTTTTAAAAAATATATTTTTATAAATTTTAACTAAGTGTTAGATATGGTTTCTAATTTGTAATAATTTATAAATATATATTATATATGAATAATATAAAATTTAATATTAATAATTTTACTCTTTCAAATAATGATAAAAATATTATTAATAATATTGATAATAAAAAATGTTATTATGAAAAAACATTTGTTAATTACCATACAATTAATGGATTTTCAGAAAGTATTGATAGAATTGATTATACATATTTAGTTCCAAATTTATTTAGGTTATGTTATGTACAAACAACATTATCTGTGCCAAATGTATGTGTAAAATACCTAGTAAATAATGTTATTTATAATTATTTTCCAATATTATTAGATGAAATATATATAAAATCTTTTTTATATTTTAATTTTCCAGCAAGTTATAAAAATGTAAGTTATATAAATTATTTTGTAAATAATATTATTAATTTAGAAAATTATGTATTAAAAAAGTCATATAGTACAACATATGGTTCGATAACATCAAGTGAAGTAGTCTATAGTGCAATATATGATAATAATTCAATGTTATCACAATTATTATATTTAGCTCAATATATAGAAAAAAGTACTGTTACATATGCAAATGAAAAAGTAGATACACCATTTTATGTAAAATGGGATTATATAACAGGATGTGTTAAAGATATATATGATAATACTTATTTTATTGGTCCATATAATTATAATAACGTAATAAATTGTAATTCGGCTCAATTTTTAAATTTTATAAAAAATAGTTTTTTTAATATTTTTCCAGAAAATGATATCTTAAATTATAATGATATATTAATTGTTTACAAATATAGTATTAATAAAATAGTAGGTTATGCTCTTGAAGTATATCAAGACATACTTGTTCAAATTAACTATTTTTTAACATGTAAACAGTATTGTAATAGAGATTATATGAATATTAATAATATACCTATTTTATTTGCTTTGTATAATAATTTTTATAAAAATCAAATTTATACTGTTAATAATTATCTTCAACCAGTAAATCCACAAAATGCAACACCATATCGAATTACATTAGAACAATATATTAATAATTTTATATTATATTATGAAACAAATGATTTAGGAATTGTTATAAAAACGGTATATTTAAATAATGATGAAGGTTTTATATTTTGTTATAAAAATGAACGAACTAGAAAAAATTATCAATATTTTTATATAAATATAATATCACCATCTCCTGTAGAATTATATAATTTTTGGGGTACAACAGGTCCAACTCCTGATTATACAGGTAAATCTGTTGAAGATTTTAGTGATGATTTTTTATATAAAGGTTATCTAACAATAGAACCTTATTTAACATCAAGTGGTTCTAAATCAGCTAAATTAACAGGAACTTATAACGACGGAGGATTATATGAATCCGTTTTGGGACTTACATATAATACTTATAATGATATAACATCTACAAAAATAAATAGTTCTATATATCTTACATTTGAATCAGATTTAGGAATACCAATCGGTTTACCATTAGTTTATTATAAAAAATATAATTAATTTATTCACTAAATGCTAAAGATATATACTTCATTATTTGAGTATTTGCTAACTGTGTAGGGCATTCTTCTTCAGATAAATTACCATTTTTTTCAATTTTTTTATTAAAAAGAAATTGAATAAAATCTTTTAATTTTCCTGTTAATTTAAATGACTTTTTATCACCTTCTATATTTGTTTCATTAGGGTTTATTTCTCTTTCATTAGAAACATAATCATAAATTGCCCTCATTATATCAGCTCTACTCACTTCTGTATCTTTATCAAGACTCATAAATTCTAATACTTCATCATGTACTTTTTTCTTTTGATTTACTGCATGTGTAGAAGTATCTTTCTTTATTTTGTTTTTAGTGGATTCTTTACTTTTTTTTTCACTGGAAATTATATTTAATAATTTTGACAGTAACTTTTCTTTTTGAACACCGATATCTGTAACAAGTTTTTTTAAACGCTTATTTTGTTCAGATGTTATATTAGAAAATGTTTTATCAAAATGTTTATTTATATAGATATATTGTTCATATATATTTAATAACCTGTTTAATATATCTTCTACTATATCATCTTGTGGAAAAGATTGTTCATGTTCAACTTGTTGTTCAACATGTTGTTCAACTTGTTGTTCAACGTGTTGTTCAACATGTTGTTCAACGTGTTGTTCATCTTTTTGTTCAACATGTTGTTCAACAACCCCCTCTTCTGAGGGGGAAACTTTCTTTGTACTTTTTTTACTGCTAGTTTTCTTGGTTTGTTTAGTATCAGAATTCATAAAAATTATATTGTAAATAAATTAAAATAAATATATTAAAAAAAAAAATCAATTTTTTTTAATATTAAATCTATTTAAATAGAATTTAATATATACTATATAGAAATATGAGTAATAATTCATTTTGTGTAGTAAAACGTAACGGTACTAAAGAAGAAGTATCATTTGATAAAGTAACAAGAAGAATAAAAAAATTATGTATAGGATTATCAGATGAAATAAGTCCAATTTTAGTAGCACAAAAAGTATGTAGTCAAATTTATAATAATGTATCAACAATCGAATTAGATGAATTAACAGCACAAATATGTATTTCAATGGAAACAACTAATTTAGATTATGGCGTATTAGCAAGTAGAATTATTATTTCAAATAATCATAAATGTACATCTCCTTCATTTTCAGAAACAATTTATATATTATATAATAATCGTGATATAAATGGTAATAAATGTTCATTAATTGCTGATGATATATATGATATTGTTATGAAAAATAAAGATAAAATTAATGCAGTTTTAAATTATGATAAAGATTATTTATTTGATTATTTTGGTTTTAAAACATTAGAAAAAGCTTATTTAATGAAAGTTAATGGAAAAATTGTTGAAAGAATTCAACATTTATATATGAGAGTTTCACTTGGTATTCATAAAGATGATTTGCGTTCTGTAATTCAATCATATGAATTGATGTCAAATAAATATTTTACACACGCAACGCCTACATTGTATAATGCTGGAACACCAAGAGGTGCTCTTGCCAGTTGTTTTTTATTAGGAATGAATGATTCTGTTAAAGGTATATATAAAACTGTTAGTGATTGTGCAGAAATTTCTGCATGTGCAGGCGGGATTGGGTTATGTTTGTCTAAAATTCGTTCTAAAAATTCATATATTAGAGGCACTAATGGAACATCAAATGGTATTGTTCCATTGTGTCGTGTTTTAAATGAAACTGCTCGTCATATTAATCAATCTGGTAAAAGACCTGGATCTATTGCAGTATATGTTGAACCACATAATGTTGAAATTTTGGAATTTTTAGAATTACGTAAAAATACTGGTGCAGAATCGGAACGAGCGCGAGATTTATTTTTAGCATTATGGATTTCAGATCTATTTATGAAACGTGTTGAAACCAATTCAAATTGGTCTTTATTAGATTCAGATGAATGTAGAGGATTAGAAAATGTTTATGGAACTGAATATGAAGAGTTATATACCAAATATGAAAAAGAAGGTAAAGCTAGAAAAGTTATTCCGGCGCGAAAGATATGGAATTATATACTAACAAGTCAAATTGAAACAGGTACACCTTATATTTCTTTTAAAGATAATGTTAACAAAAAAAGTAATCAATCCAATATAGGTACAATAACTAATAGCAATTTATGTGTTATTGGGGAAACATTAATATTAACCGATAATGGTTATGAAGAGATTAAAAATTTAGTAAATAAAGATATTAAAGTATGGAATGGTATTGAATTTACGGATACAATTGTAAAAAAAACAGGAGAAAATCAAAAAATAATTAAAGTTGTTTTAAGTGATGGATGTGAGTTAGAATGTACAGAATATCATAAATTTTTTGTTGAACAAAAATATATTAATAAATCAAATTTAAAAATAGATTTTTTAAAATCTATAAATGTATTAAAAATTGATGCTAAAGATTTAAAACAAAATATGAAACTTGCTAAATGTGATTTTCCTGTTATTGAAAAATTTAATGAAGAAGAAGAAATTTTATTTAAATATGCATATACATCTGGTTTTCATTCTGGTGATGGAACATATAATTATTCTAATACAGACCAAGAAACTAAATGTGGATATAAAAGTATTACAAATAGTGCTTATTGTAAAAGACATCAGATGTATCATACAGATGGTTTAGTAGACAATATATGTAATGCTATATCAAGAAAAAGAATCCCAATTGTTTCACTATATGGAGAGAAAATAAAATTACTAGAACATTTACATTATTATAAAACTGGTAACATTACAAAAGAAAATAAATTAAATGTTATTTTATATAATAGTATTCCTGAAAAATTTTCAGTACCATTAAATTGTTCTATAAAAACTAAATTAGAATGGTTTGCGGGTTTAGCAGATGCTGATGGATCTATATTAAATAGTTTTGGATTACAATCTATACAAATATCATCTATTGATAAATTATTTTTAATGAATGTAAAGTTAATGTTAAATACATTAGGTTGTCAAACAAAAGTTTTGAAATTACATGATTTACAAACAAGATTTTTACCAGATGGAAAAGGTGGAAATAAAGAATATTTATGTCAAACATCATATAGATTAATTATAAATGGAACTTCAATATCTAAATTAATTAAGTTAGGGTTTGATACAAAAAGACTAGAACTAGATAAATTAATATCTAATAAAAGAAATCCAGATAAATTTGTTAAAGTTATTGAAGTTATTGATGAAAATAAAAATGCAGATACTTATTGTTTTACAGAAAAAAATAGAAATGCTGGGATATTTAATGGAATACTTACGGGAAATTGTAACGAAATTGTACAGTATTGTGATGATAAAGAATATGCAGTATGTACATTAGCATCTATTTCATTACCTAATTTTGTTTCAGAAAATAAAATATTTGATTTTGATAAATTAATTGAAGTTTCAGGAGTTGTTATAAGAAATTTAAATAAAATAGTAGATATTAATCATTATCCTGTTCCAGAAACACGATTATCAGGTTTAAAAACACGTGCTTTAGGTTTAGGTGTTCAAGGATTAGCAGATGTTTATGCTAAAATGGGATACCCATTTGATTCAAATGAAGCGCGTGAATTAAATAAACAAATATTTGAAACTTTATATTATGGAGCAGTTAAGGCATCTCATGCAATTGCAGTTGAAACATGTCCATATCCTTGTTTTAAAGGTTCGCCAATGTCAGAAGGAAAGTTTCAATTTGATTTATGGAATGTTGTACCATCTGATAGATATGATTGGGAATCTTTGAGACAAAATATTATAAAAGATGGTGTTGCAAATAGTTTATTAATTGCTTTAATGCCAACTGCATCAACATCACAAATATTGGGTAATAATGAATGTTTTGAACCAATTACAAGTAATATGTATACACGTAGAACAATTGCAGGTGATTTCATTGTTATTAATAAATATTTAGTAAAGGATTTAATGAAACTCAATTTATGGAATATTGATATGAAAAATACTATTATTGCTAATAATGGTTCTGTTCAAAATATTGAAGTTATTCCTAAAAATATTAGAGATTTATACAAAACTGTTTGGGAAATTAAACAAAAAGTATTAATTGATCAAGCAATTGAAAGAGGACCATTTATTTGTCAAACTCAAAGTATGAATCTATTTTTTGAGGAACCAACACAAAATACATTAACAAGTGCATTCTTTCATGGATGGAAAAATGGATTAAAAACGGGTTCTTATTATATTAGAACAAAACCAAAAGCACAGGCACAACAATTTACAATTGATCCATCTAAAAAGTTATTAAATAATTTAGAAGAATGTGAAATGTGTAGTGCATAGTCACATAATATTTCCTTCGGAAATTTAGTACACATCAAAGAATCGGAATACGTATTGCTCTAAATTTTTAATAGTTCTTTAATTTCTTGAGGTACTTTATTTCCAAATTCAAGTAATAAATCATATGCTGTTTTACCACAATTATCTTGCAAATATTTATTTGCACCACTATCAATTAATTTACCAACAATATCCCAATTTTTATGTTGAATAGCTGCAATTAATGGTGTTTGTTTCAAATAACAATCATGATATGTTGGAATATTAATAAAAGAATTAATATTTTCTCCAAACAAAAGTAATTTATCTATCAAAAGATTGATAATTTCTCTATTATTTCCACCTTTTTGTGAAATTAAAAATAATGCAAATAATCCTTTTGTATCTCTAATTAGAACATTAGATACATCAAATAATAATAAAGCAATTTCGTATTGTTTTTTTCCATTTGGTTCATTTTTGTAAAGATCACAATGTTGTGATAATGCATGCAAAAATGCATTGCGTCCATAGTTATCTACATCATCAAATATCATATAATAATTATTTTTAAGATGTTCTGTTATCTGAAACCATCCATGTCTTGCAGCTATCATAAAACCATTCATTCCTAAAAAAGGTTTTCTGTAAATAACATAATTATCTTTCGAAATTATTATATTTATTAGGATAATAGGTGCACCATACATACAGGCATAAATAAAAAAAAGATCAATAAAATATAACTCTTTACTTTCCAAAATAAATACTTTTATAGCCTCAAAATTTTGACTAATATATAACTCTTCAATACTATTCGAAGAAAGTAATCTAAAATTATTATTTAATAAATAAAGAATTATGTTAGAATGACCTCCATGAATAATAGCATTTTTTAAGATTGAATAATTATTGTCATATTCAACAATTATTTTTTGATGATTAGTATAAAGATATTTTAATAGTCCTAAATTTCCATGTAAACATGCATTAAGTATAAATTTATGTAATGAATGTTTATTTGCAATTTGGGGGAAACCCCTAAGATGATTCACACTAATTATTGTATTCATTTTTAATATTGATTGAAAATTATAATAAATTTATACTAATCATTTTTTAATTATCATTTTTTTTTTATGAAATTGGAATATTTCTAGCAGCCTTCAATGATTCCAAAAAGAAATATTTTCTAACTAAATCAAACCAAACAAAATTTTTGGTAAAAATTATGCATCTTTGATAATATTCTAATATTTTGGCAAAGTATTTTCTTTCGTATTTTCCTTTACATACGTTTTGGAAAATAACCATAAACTTACGCTAAAGCTCCAGTTTACTACATAATAAGAGAATTGAATTCTAGATATTTAATATTTTTCTTTCACATATGTTTCAGAAAATAGTTCTTTATCTACGCATAAATTCATTGCATTCCGGTTCTTTTCTGTAAAATAAAGACAAGAATTAGAATGAATCAATATAGTCTAAAGATCTATGCTTGAAAGAATATAAAAAAATTGATTTATTAATTTTTTAAGTCTATATAAAATTATAATAATATAAATATATTATATGAATAAAACTATTATTGGACTAGTATTAAAAAGAAAAAATATATATAAATATAGTAAACCATTCATATTAAATATAGAAAATGAAAATTCTTTTATTGCACAAATTATACGGGATGTTGATTTTGATTACATTGTAAATAAAAATGAAACAATAAATATAGAAATAGTTAAATATCCAAGATTAGATTCATATTATTATGGAAATATTCAAAATAGTGATCATAATTTTGAATCATTAGGGAAATATAATATATTATGTGATAAATTAAATAGTGATTATATTTTTCAAGATCGTATACATGGTAGTTTTAATGTAAATTTAGATGTTAATTTTAATTTAGAATTAATGTTTTCATTTACAACATATGATAATAAATATTTACTGTTAACACCTATGTTAACAGGTAATATTAATTATTTAAGATTAAATAATATCAATTGATTTTTCATACATTTTTTTATAACAATAAATATAATATATTTTAGATAAAAGTGTTAAAGTATTCATTAAAAAAACCGTTATTTGTGTTGCTATTAAATAATATTGTTCATTTAGTATACCATATAATAATGCTAATAATGAACCGGATGTCCATATAATCCATATATATGCATTTTCTATTTTTGCTTCTTTTACCTTATATAATGCATAAAATTCGGGTAAATATCCAAGTATTATCAATACAGATCCTATTATTGATAATTCTTCATATGCCATTCTTATAATTTTATATATATACTTCAAATACTTTTTAAGTTTATATTTTTTAATGACAAAAAAAATATATTTTTATTATATATGAGTAATAAAATATTATGTGTTATATTATTAGTATTATTTTTTATAATAATATTGTTTATTATTAATAAAAAAAATAATATTGAAAGTTTTGCATCAAGCAATTCAAATGAATGGACTACTAATAAAGATGTATTAGCACAAGAAAAACAACCATTAAATAAAGTTCAAGAAAATCAAGTTATAGATATTGTAAAAAGTACTACAAATTCACAATTAAAAACATTAATTTCTACACAATCGCCATTACTTCAAGGACCACCTGGGCCAATGGGTCCACAAGGACCAGGCGGAAGCATGTATATTGCATCAGGAAGATTAGTAAATAAGAAAGGTAGCTATGATAATGCAATGGTTGATAATCCGTTTGCACCAAAATATGCTGTTACACGTACAGAAGGAACAAACCAAACTTCAAGTTTATCATTTATGGATACTGTTTCGCCATTTGCACCATATCAAAATTGGTATTTAGATCAAAATAATAATTTAATAAATAATTTTGATAATAATTGTTTAACAATGGATCAGACACAAGAAAAGTTATATATGAGTCAATGTAATAACAATCCAAATCAAAAATGGTCATTAGATAATACCAATCGATTAATATCAACAACTGCATCAAATAATAGAGTGTTAAAATGTATTAGTTTAACACAACCTGAACAAAATGTTATAACAACTAATATACCTGGTTGTTCTGGACAAACATGTTTGTCAAATACACCAAAGAAGTTTTTAGTTGTAAAAGATTGTAGTGTAAATCAAATTAATGATGATGAATTATGGACATTTATTTAATATTTGAATAAATTTATTATATAAATATATTATATATGGAAAATTTTAGTTATAATAAAGCAAAAAAACTAATTGATTCAGGTGAAAATGCTGAAAAACTTAAAGAAATTGGGTTTACTGCATCTAAACTTAAAGAAATTGGATTTACATTTGAAGAACTAGATGATGTAGATTTTAAACCAAAAGAACTTAAAGATGCAGGTTTTACAATAAATGATTTTAGAAATGCTGGATTTCAAAACAGTTATCTTAAAATTTTAGGTTTTACAGTAAAGGAAAATACAAAAGTACATAATAATATAATAATTAGTAATAGTAATAGTAATATTATTGATAAACTTAAAAGTATTAAAAATTCAGGACATAAACCTGAAAATCTTAAAAAAAATGGTTATACTTCTAAAAATCTTAAAAATATTGGTTACTCAGTTAATGAACTTAAACTAGCTGGTTTTACATTAAAAGAACTTAAAGAAGCTGGTTTTACATTACAAGAACTTAAAGAAGGTGGTTTTACATTACAAGATTTTAAAAAAAATTATTTTACAGCAAAAAAACTTAAAATAGCTGGTTTTACAGCAAATGAACTTAAAACAAATGGTTTTACATTACAAAAACTTAAAGAAGGTAATTATACAGTAAATGAAATTAAAAATTATTTTACATTAGAAGAACTTAAAGAAAGTGGTTATACAGCAAAAGAACTTAAAAATTATTTTACATTAGAAAAACTTAAAGAAGGTGGTTACACAGCAAAAGAACTTAAAAATTATTTTACATTAGAAGAACTTAAAGAAAGTGGTTATACAGTAAAAGAACTTAAAGAAGCTGGTTATACAATAAGTGACCTTATAGGAGTTAATTTTACATTACTAGAACTTAAAGAAGCCGGTTACACAGCAAAAGAATTTAAAATGGCTGATATTGAATTACAAAAACTTCAAAATATATGTTTTACAGGAGAAGAACTTAAAAATGCCGGATTCTCAATAAAAAATATTATTAATGCTTTTAAAAATAATAATAAATTAAATGAATTAATAAAATCAGATTATTTTAATAATTCAAGATTACTTGAACATTATGGTGTAAATTTAAAACAAATTAAAAAAACAGGTTATAAAGCAGAATTATTACTTAAAACAGGAAAATATAATCTAAAAGAACTTAAAGAAGCTGGATATACAGCATTAGAACTTAAAATGGCTGGTTTTAAACTAATTGACCTATATAATGAAGGTTATACATTAATTGAACTTAAAAATGCAGGTTATAAAGCACATGAACTCAATGAATTAGGTTTTTCACCAAAAGAACTTAAAGAAGCTGGATATACAGCATTAGAACTTAAAATGGCTGGGTTTGATATAAATGATCTAAAAAAAATAGATTATACACTAAAGGAACTTAATTATGCAAATTATAAATTAAAAGAACTTAAAGAAGCAGGATTTACACTAAAAGAACTTAAAGAAGCAGATTTTTCAGCATTAGAACTTAAAAAAGCTGGGTTTAATATAAATGAACTTAAAAAAGTATTTAGTTCAACAGAATTAATAAATAATAATTTTAGTGAAAATGAATTAAAAAGTATAGGGTGTAAATTTAATAATAAAACAAAAAATAATAATTTATTCGTAATAAATTTAAATGAAGATAATGATACATTTGATAATGAATCATGTAAAAAAATTATATTAAAAATTCGTTTAGATCAACCATTAATATTAGTTATATCTACACAGTGTTCTTCACTTAATATAGAGGCAAATCATTTTCAAACTGTATTAAAAAAATTTTTAACTATAGATTATAATGAAATATGTCATGAACAATCTAATAATATGAGATTTAGAATATATAAAAAAAAAAATATTAATTCTAATAAATTAAATGTAGATAATTTAATATTAAATAATTCAAGTTTAAATTCTAATATAAAAAAAAATACGTTAGCTTTTAAATTAAGTATAGAAATAAACACAAATAAAACACAAAAATTTATTTTTATTAATAATAATAATAATATTTCATTAAAAACATTAATACATAAATTTAATTTAATTAATAATTGGAAGAATAATGTAAGTATATTTATTTATTCTCAAAATAATTTAAATATTAATAATATTATTACACAACTATCCAATAAATTAAATAAATTAAATAAAAAAAAAATTAACCATAATAATAATAGTTCAAATTCATTACAAAATACTAAAATTAAATTACTAAATATAAATATACGTACATATGAAACTATGAAAAATTTTTATAAAAATATTAAACAAACAAATAATTTACAAGATAAATTTACATCATATTTTATACTTGCTCAAAATATTAAAACAAATACAATAAATACAATAAATAAAAACAATATTAAAACAAATACAATAAATAAAAACAATATTAAAACAAATACAATAAATACAATAAATACAATAAATAAAAACAATATTAAAACAAATACAATAAATACAATAAATAAAAACAATATTAAAACAAATGCAATAATTAAAAATAACTTAATTAAATTAATTTCTACGAAAGGAAATATACATAATATGACATTATTTAATCTTACCTTTGAATATCCATTAACTAATCTTATCTTAGATGGATTTATTCCAAATAAGACATTTTTTGAAAGAATTAAAAATAGTGCTACTTCAAAAGCAAAACAATCTAAAAAAAATATTATTCAAAAAGCAATTGCTGTTAAAGGTTATGTTAACAGAAAAGCAAGTAATGTTAAAGGTTATGTTACCAAAAAAGCAACTGATGCTACAACTTATGTAAAAAGTTTTTTTACAAAACGTAGTAATAGTAGTAATAGAAAAAAAGGTTCTAAATTTAGTTTATTCTAAATATTTATTTTTAATCTACATAATCAACAACTACTAAGTTACCCCATTCTTGATTTAACATTTTAAGATAATAATTAATATTTTTATTAACATGTGTTTCAAGTAAAGGTTTTTTTTTAATTTCTTCAGTAATAGAATATTTATTCTCAATTGGTTTATTGCTTTGTTTATTATTTTTTTTTTGTTTACATAACCATTGTGGATGACCTACATCTTTACAATTTTTACATATTATTGTAGGACACGTATCTATATAATGTGTATTAAGATGACAATATTTACAATTCATTATTATAATTTAATATATTATTATTTTTTTAAATATAAATATATATAGTGAGAAAAACTAGATTTTCAATATATATAGTAAACTAGTGCGTTAGTCTAATAGGAAAACATACAGAAAGAAGTTTAAGATTGCTAAACTAACAATGTTCATAAAAATACAGAAAAGAATCGGAATAAAATGAAGGTTCATCTCTATTTTTCGAAACGTATGTATATTTCTTCATAAACTCCGAAAAATAGCGATGAATCTACGCTAAAGCTCCGATTCTTTTCTGTATAATATTGTTTTATTCATATATTATAACTTTAAGTATAATTATTGCTGTATATATAAAAAAATTGTGATATATTAAAATATACATTTATATATAAAATGATTTGTCAAAATTGTATTAATTCAAATTGTAATAATGATGATATCATCAATAAAATAAATAAAATAGATGAAAAAATGAATATAATATTGACAGTACTGAGTAATTTAAAAATAGAAAGTAAAACATTAGAAGATGAAATGAGTGATTTAAAAAATAAAATAGATGTAAAAGATGAAAAAATAGAAAAACAAAAAAAGAAAACTAACAAAAATATAAGAGAAATTAAAAAAGAACAATATATTTTAGACGAAGATTTTGTAAAAGAGTGTTTAGATTCAGGTTCATTAGATGCAGATATCAAAATATTTAAAACAATATATATTAATAATATATTAAAAGAAAACTATCCTATTAAATGTATGAGAAAAAAAATACAATATTGGTGTAATGGACATATGAATGATGATGATAGTAATGGTAATTATATAAAAAATACTATTGTAAAAAATATTGAAGATTGTTATTTAAATGTTAATAAATATGAAAGTTATCAAGATGATATAGATCAATTTATAAATAATCAAGAATATATTAATAAAATGTCTGAACAAAAATATAAAGAAAAAATATTAACAAAAATATTAGAATTAATTTCAATATAAAAATATTTAAACTGATAAATATATTTAATGAATGTTAATTTTTTAGAAGATAATCCTACTTTAAGTGATTTAGACTTTAAGTTAGATTTAATAAAACCGCTAGAAAATATTAATATTGATGAATTAGTTAATTTATTATTTTATGGTGTTGAAGGTTCAGGTAAAACAACAAAAATATATGCATTATTAGCATCATTATTTGATAGAAAAGTATATGATTTAAAAAATGTAAATTTTGAAGAAGATAGAAAGATAATTTCATATAAAGCAAGTATTTATCATATTGAAATTAATCCAATAACATTAGGATCAAATGAAAAATTATTTGTACATTCATTCATTAAATCATATACTGAAACACGTAATATAGGATTAAACATACCTAAAATTATATTGATAAAAAATGCAGATAAATTATCAACACAATCTCAAATGGCACTTAGAAAAATAATTGAAAAAACATCAAGTACTTGCAAATTTATATTTGAAGTAAATAATTTATCTAGTTTATCGGAACCTTTGGTTAGTAGATTTTTATTAATAAGAGTTTCTTTACCAAAAATAGATGAAATAAAATTATGTATAAAAAATTATTCTGAAAGAAAAAATTATAATATATCATGTGAAATAATTGATGAAATTATTAATGAAAGTTGTTCTATATTAGATAAATATAATCTAAAAAAAATATTTGGATTTTATAGATATTATATTATAACTAATAAAAAATTTAAATTTTTATATTATGATAATTTTAATGAAATTTATAATTTAATGAATAGTAAAAAAATATCCTTTATAACACTTCAAAAAATAAGAGATATTGTAAATGAAATGTATATTAATTTAGTTTCAATGTATGAACTATTGATGTTTTTATATAATAAATTTATACATCAGTTTTCAAATAACGATGAATATATAATAAAAATAATTGATATTACCACAAAATGTGAACAAAATTTAAAAAAAGGAAATAAAGATTGTTTACATTTAGAATTATATATTGTATCGATTATTGAATTATTGCATTAAAGTAAGAAACCTAGGTTTCTTACGAACATCCTAGTAAGAAACCTAGGTTTCTTACGAACTTCCTATATGCTAAAAGTATATCTAGTAAATAAATTTAGAACAAGTTGTAAATATTCAGGTTGTAATGGTGGAATATGTAAAAAATTTATGAAAAATCAAAGACTAAAGATATAAACCAGAATTGTAATGTAGGTTTTTCGCTATTTTTCAGAGTTTACGAAGGAAAATATATAAAAACAACCATGTATTAGTACATGGGTTATCAAAGTCTCAATCTTGTAATACTATGTGGAATAGAGATGTATTTTCCTTCGTAAACTCCGGAGTATAGTTCTTTATCTACAGATAAATCCTTTAATAAATTCATTGTAAACAACATGTTAAAATATCATATATTTTATCTTCAATCCAATGTTGTAAAAAATAAATTAAATTTAAAATAATATTTTTAGATAGTTTTTATTTACTTCTAAAAAAATGATGATTAAAAATTTTAGTAAATGTTTAGTTCAAATTTCTATTTAAAAATAAGTTTATATTTTTAAATAGAGTAATGTCTAAAGATTATTATAAAATATTAAATGTGGAAAGAAATTCAAATGAAGATGAAATTAAAGCATCATACCGAAAATTGGCATTAAAATATCATCCTGATAAAAATCAAGGTAATCCTGAAGCAGTTGAAAAATTTAAAGAACTATCTGAAGCATATAGCGTTATCGGTGATAAAGATAAGAGAAAACAATATGATGTAATGGGTTCAGTTGATGATAATTTTGGTACAGAAGATCCATTTAATGTATTTAACAATATTTTTCAACAGCATATGAATTCTTTTATGAATATGAAATATGAAAATGATATTAATGTAAATGATATTTTTAGTAATTTAACTGGTATGCAAGGAACTAGTATGCCATTTGGTAATATTCATGTTAGAGTTCATACATTTCCAACAGATATATTTGATGGCAGTCAAAGAATAGATAGTATGGATGAAGGATTTAATAGTTTTTATAGTGACATTGATAACGATATGGATGATATAAAAATAGAAAATATTAGTATGGGCGGAATAGGTGGTATTTTTAATAAATTTTTTAATAAAAATAAAAAAGAAATACCAAAACAAACACAAACACAAACACAAACACAAACACAAACAAAAACTAAAATATTATATGAAAAACCATCTGATATTATTTATGATATCAAAGTATCATTAGAAGATATATATGAAAATAATAAAAAGAAAATTACAATTACTAGAAAAAGAAAAGTTGATGGAATATATATAGATAAAAAAAAGAAAATTGAAATACCTATTTATGCCAAAGAGTTAATATTATATAAACAAGGCCATGAATTAAAAGATTATAAAGAAAATGGTGATGTTATTATTAATATTTTTAATAAAAAACATGATAAATTTAAAAGAATAAATGAATATGATGTATTAACATATGTTGATATAGAATTAAATAAAATATACGGTAGTTTTTGTTATGAAATAATACTTCCTCATAGTGAAGTTTTATTAGTGCAATCTGAAAAATTGGATTTAAATGAAATTTTTATACAAAGAATTAATAAAAAAGGATTACCATATGAAGTAGATGGAGAATCTAAATATGGTAATTTATATGTATTATATAATATTATATATCCTTCTAATTTTAATGATTTAAAAAAAATAGAAAAGTATGAAGATAAAACAAATATTAATCAATATTTTCATATTGCATATAATTGTAAAATAGATGACATTTTTAATGAAGAATAATTTATATTATGACTTCAGATAAAAATATAATTAATTTTTATTATATTTTCCGAAGTTTACGAAAGAATATATAAATTTATGCATTTACTATAATAGTTAACATATAATATTACTTTATAAAAAAATATAAATTTTACATTAAATATTTATTTTACGAAATCTTAATATATTTTATAAATGGATTTGTATATGGCCAGCATAAAACACTCATTGCAGATATTCTACCAAAATAACCATCTAAACTATTATCATTATTATTTCCATTTCCAACAATTGAATAAGGATCGTATGCATTTGTAAATAGTATTTTATCAATATTTATTTTACATGATATTGATAAATTAATATATTCCATATTATTATCATAAATTTCATATAATAAATCTTCTAAATATAAATTACATACATATTTATTTTTAATTCTAATATTTTTTAATAACTTATCTGAAAAACACCATAATATAATTTTTTTATTTGATATTTTATTAATAATATCATTAAAAACTTCATTTAATATTTTATTAAATATTTTATATGGATTTATATATAATATAGGACATAATATTGCAAAATTTTCTAATCCAATTGCTGATAAAAATAATATCTCAAAATTATTATCAATAAAACACTTTTTAATTTTTATAAAATATTTTCTAACCATATTTTCATATTCTTTTATAGTAAGGAAATCTTGATTTTCTAAAAATACTTTTTTATATAATTTAATGTAATCATATTGTTTTTCACTATCTAGTTCTACACCAATCACATTTAATACATTTATATCTAATTTTATAAGTTCATTTTGTTCATTGAATTTATATTTTTTTCTATATTGTATTGGTGTTTTAGTAAATATTGCAATATTAGATGATTTTTCATTATATAATGATATTTTATAACCAAAATATTTTTCCATTTTTTCTAAATTATAATATCTATTCATTTCAATATTTACTGGTTCTCTTGTAAATGATAATATTTTATCACTTTCTTTTTCATAATATATTATTGTACTTTTCATATATCTAATTATGTTATTTTTCGATATATTAAATATAAATTTTGGTGGTTCATAACCTTTATTATAAACAGAATATAATTTTCGACTAACTTCTATAAATTCTTTGTAATCAAAATTTTTATTTTCATTTTTATCAAAATATTTTTTATAAATTTTTTTTAACATATTGTAATATTATTATATATAATATTTATTATAATAATATTTTATTTAATAATTATGAATTGGATATTTTCCGAAGTTTACGAAGGAAAATAACCTTATCTTAATCAAAATTTATATGATTTTTTTAGTAGTTACATATTTTCTTTATCTACACTATGCTATTTTATAAATAGAAATTATACCATTTACTGCATCTTTTACATAATTTGATATAAAAGTAATAGTTCCATGAGATGTATTTCTTATTTTTAATGTATCATTTATTGTAAATTTATTTATAAATGAACATGGCAATGTTAGACTGTGTGCTGTACCTGTACCTATTTCATCTATTCCTTTTTGAGAAATAACAAAACTTTTTTCATATGAATATTCAGTATATTCTATATTTAGATTAACAGATGGTAATTTAGTATTTTCAATATAAATATCAAAACTAATAAAATATGTACCAGATTCTAAAAAGGTAAATATTCCTTTTTTATCATCATAACTTATATAATTATTTTCTAAAAAATTATTATCAAATCTAATTATTTCATCTTTTTTAACAGCACTCATTTTTATATTTGATTTTGATATAAATGTATTATTTATTATTTCAGCTTGATAAGATATTCTTGTTTTATCATTACTTATATATAATCCAACTACTTTATTATCTGCAACAGAGTTTGAACTAGAAAAACCATCATTATTGTATAATATTTTTACAGAATTTGATAAATTGTACACAAACTCATTTTTATCATTTCTATCAATAGTTAAAAAATAACCTGTTGGTAATGGTGATTTTTTTAAATCTATCACATCAGCATTGATTGAATATGTATTTTCCTTCGTAAAATAGCGACTAACCTTCATTTCATTACGGTCTATATTATCTAAGTTTTTAGATATTCCTTGAAAATGTGTTAATAAATTATTTCCATAACTTATACTTGTCCAATTAGAGAAAGTATTTGTTTTAGAATTATAATCTACAATAAAAGCATTACCAATTGGATTAATCGTACCGTCAACATTATATATTTTATCTATACTTATATTTTTATCTGAATATCCACCAACTATTGTATAAATATCATTACCATTATACCATATACCATATGATGTTGTTGTTCCAGAATTTGGATAATTAATAACTGTTTTAACTAAAACTAAATCATTCATATTATAAATATAAGATACTGTATCATCATCTTTATCTTTATTACCACTATTTCCAACAAACAAATTATTTGAAAAACTATGGAAGAAATTTGTGTCAAAATATTGGTTTATCGCAGGATAAAAAAAGTTTGATTCATTTGTTAATTCATCTAAATTTCCTTGATAAACAAACCCATATATATTTTGTTCAGTATTAGTATAAGAACCTACAAAAGTATATATACCAGTATCTATATCATAATTAGGACCATATACTGATGTTCCAATAGAGTTTGACACATTCAAATAGTATGTTGTGCCGTTTTGACAATTTATGTTACCAATATAGATTAATCCGTAACCTGTATTGGGTGATGGATTAGTTGTACCGCATATTAAATATACATCAGAACCTAATGATCTAATACCTTGCCATGCTGATATTCCACCGTATTCTTGACCTTGCTGAGTATTAATTAATAAACTATTTCCATTAAAATAATTAATTGTATTTTCCTTCGTAAACTCCGGAATATAGCGATGAACCTTCATTTCATTCCGCTTCTTTTCTGTATTTTGATTTTGAGTCATTATATAATTAATAAATAAATTATTAAAAAATTAATTTTTTTATAAATATTTTTTAAGAAAAAAATTAGCATTTAGTATTTTCCTTCGTAAACTCCGGAATATAGCGATGAACCTTCATTTTATTCCGCTTCTTTTCTGTATTTTCCTTCGTAAACTCCGGAATATAGAGATGAACCTTCATTTCATTCCGCTTCTTTTCTGTATTTTCCTTCGTAAACTCTGGAATATAGCGATGAACCTTCATTTCATTCCGCTTCTTTTCTGTAGTAAACTGGAGATTTGATATAAGTTTAAGGTTATTTTCCGAAGTTTACGAAGGAATATATTCGTAGATAAAGAACTATATTCCTAAGTTTACAAAAAAGAATCGGAGCTTTAGCGTAGATGCATCGCTATTTTCCAGAGTTTACGAAGGAATATACAAATCAAACTATAAATTATAAAGTTTTTAAACAAATAATTTTTGTAATTCTTCAGATGCATAATGTAATGAATTACTGTTTTCCTTAATAGCTGTTTTTACAATTTCTAAATTGTTCTTCATGTTATCTGACGAATAAGCTAATGCAATACCATGTGTTTTAACAGCTTCTAATACAATATTATAATTATCTTTATACTTTTCAGATACATATTCTAAAGCAAAACCATTATTACAAACAGCTTCTAATACAATATCATAATCATCTACTATATTGGTTAATATTGAATATTTATTACTTAATTTATATTTTATATGTATATAATTATTTCCATCTTTTTTAACAAGTTCAAATATTACTTTTTTAAGTTCTTCCATAAAAGTATTCTTTTCAGATAAATTCATTTTAATATAACATTCTTGTAAATTATGCACAAAATCATCATTTAATACATAACAGTTCTGCTTCATTGCTTCCAATATAATTTCTAAATCCATTTTTAATTCTTCTGAAACAATTTCTATAATCATACCATTATGTTTTACTGCTTCTAAAACAATTTTTCTATTATTTTTAAATTCATTCGATAAATAATGTAATATTTCAGCATTTATTTGTACTCCATCTAAGATAAACTGATAATCATGTTTTAATCTTTCGGATGCATATTTAATCATTTGAGGAAAATATTTAATTGCTTTTAGTACAATATCAGGATCATCTCTTAATTTTTCAGGAACATATTTTTCAAATAAATATCCTTGTTGTGAAACTGCTTTTAGTGTAATATTTTTATTTTCTTTTAACTCAGTTGATAAATATTTATAATAAAAATCAGGTTTTTCTGATAAAAAATTTGTTAATAACTCATGTATTTCTGGATTTTTCTTTAATTGTTCACCAACATATTGTAAAGAATAATAACTATATTTATGTACTGTACTCATAACAAGTTCGTAATCATTTCTTAATTCTAATGATGCATAACGTAACATCATACAATTTCTTTTAATTGCTTTTGAAACAACTATTTTGTCATTTTTAAGCGATTCACTCGCATATTCAAGAGCTAATGGTGTCTCTTTAATTGCTTCTAAAACAATTTCTCGATTATTTTTTAATTTTTCACTAGCATATTTTAAATTAATACCATTTTGCTTAACACATTGTAAAACAACAAAATAATTATTTTTTATATCATTATTTGCATGTTCTAATTTATATATTTTTTGGTAAATTAAATATTTAATAAATTTAACACTATTTTTTAATTGTTCTGATATAAATCGTAAAGAATTACTGTCTTTTTTTATTGATAATATTGCAATATCATAATTATTTTTTAATTCATTAGAAGCATATTGAATAGCTAATGGTTTATTACTGATTGCAATAAGTACTATTTCAAAATTATTTTTAAAATCATCCGAAACATATTGTAATGCATTTCCATTATTAGTAACTGCCTGTAAAACAATTTCGCAATTATTTTTAAGTATATTTGATGCATATTGTACAGTAGTACCATTTATTTTTATTGAATTCATTACAATGTCATAATTATTTTTAAGTTCTTTTGATGCATATTGTAATAAAAATGGATTTATATTTACACATTTCATCATAAATTCATAATTATTTTTAAGTTCATCTGAAGCATAATACACTGAATAATTACTTCTTGTTAATGCTAATAATACTATATCATGATTATTTTTAATTTCATCTTTCATATATCTTAGTAATGATCCATTTATTTTTAATATTTCTTCTATAAATTCTAAATCATCATTAAAATGTATTGGAAAATAACTTATATGTGATGTATGTGTTTTAACAGCTTCTAAAAATATTATTTTATTATTTTTATGTTTTTCAGGTAAATCGTTGAAATTTATTTCATTATTTATAATTTTTTCAATAATAGTTTCAATACTTGCATTAAATGTTAAATATATTTTATAAAATTGTTTTATTTTTTCTACATCTTCTTCTGATACTATTTGTCTAAATGGGTCAAGAATATTAGTTTGTGTTATAATCCATCGATAAATAGATTCAATATGATATAATATACCATTTATATTTATTAAATATTCTTCTGGAATATTTTTATATTCTATCAATAAAATTGGTTCTAAATTATTGTTTTGTTCTGTTTGTTCTGTTTCTTCTTTTATATTTGACATATTGTTATAATAGTATATTAAAAAGTTTTTAAATTAAAATGTTAATAATAATATTTTAATGTGTATATTCTTAATAATTTGTATTTGTACCTTCTGATTCATATTCCATTGGTAATAAATGAGGTCTATTGCATAAATAATCATTCAATTCTTTAGATAATGGTTCAAATTTCTCAGCCATTGCTTTACAATCAAGTTCAAAAATATAAGGATTTTTAGACAAAATGGTCCAATTCAACATTCTTTTAACTTCTTTCAATACATGAGAATTATCAGTAATAAATGCTTTTTGTATTTTTTCAACATATGTACCTACAATATCTATTATTTCAGGGTCTTTAATTAGTAATGCCTTATTCCAATGAACTTTCTCTGCATTTTCTTTAAATAATGGTATTCCTTTTCTATTACTAGAAAATATTTCCCATACAATATTTTTGGGATTTTTTTTGAAAAATTCTATTGCACTTTCATTAGCTGATAATTTTCTCATATCAATTTTGTATATATATTTTTGTATTAAATGCATTGCATTTCTATTTAATGACAAATTTTCAAAATTAATTTTATGAGTATATTTTTCAAGTATATGCACAGCATTTTCATTTAAAGACAAATAATCCCATTTAATGTACAAGAAAAGTAATGGAAATTTGATATTAATATCCATAGTATATATATATTTTTCATAACATAATATTATATCATCTATTATCGGTATAGCATTTCTATTCATACATAATACTTCCCAATCAATTTTAGAGACATATTTCTTTAAAATATCGTATTTTTTAAAGAAATATACTATATTTTTATTTGAACATAATATGGAAAAATTTATTAGTTTTATATCATATTCAAATGCTTTATCAATTAAATCTGTTGCTGAATAATTATATAACACATGTGTCCAATTTATATTATTTACAATTAATTTAGGTTTACATGTATTTATTATTAAATCAACATGATTAAATATAAAATTATTCATAACTACAAAATTTCCACGATAATATTCAGTAATATTTCTAAATGTAGTTAATTGAAATGTATCTATTTTATCTGGATTTTTTTTCAATATATGTATAGCATTTGCATTTACAGATAAATATTTAAAATTTATATCTTTAATTTTTTCAATTAAATCAATAGCTTTTATATTTGTATTTACACATAATCTATTTTCATTTATTTTTTCAGGATGTTGTTTAAGTAAATCTATTGCTCCTGGATTTTCAGAAAGTTCATTCCAATCTAAGTAATCTAAATAATCTTTTAACCAAGATTTTAACTTATATTTTGCTAGTTGAGACATTTTTTTTAAATATTATTATTGAAATTGTAAATTTAAATAAAATGTTGTAAAATAAAAAATCAATTTTTTCCTCGATAAAAATTGATTTTTATTTTAACTTATTTTAAATAAAATATTGTAAAATAAAAAATCAATTTTTTCCTTGATAAAAATTGATTTTTATTTTAACTTATTTTTAATAAATTTATGTAAAATATATAATAAACTAGAAGTTTAGTGTATATTTCTTCGTAAACTCCGAAATAAAAAATGGGACAAACTTTTTCAAAGGCTGTTGGTGATATATTTGATGCTGCATGTGTTATTGGAGGTACTATTGTAGGAGGAATGTTAGGTGGTCCAGTGGGGGCAGCTATTGGAGGAGGTTTAGGAAAAGGCTTGTCAAACTTACGTAAATCACCAGAAGAAAGAACATATGAAGTAACATTTTCAAATAATCCAGTAAATAACGCAAAAAAAGAATTTTCAAATTCTGTATATAATACATTAGATAAATCAATTAATGGTAATAAACCTTATGAAAGTTATGTTAAGATACGTGAAAAGGCAGGACGTGAAGAATTTCTTAACGAAAGCTATAAATATTCAAAACAATATCAAACACAACAACGCATTAAAGAACATAATAGGGAACAATCTGATTGGAAAATAAGATTAAAACTTGAACAAGAAAAAAAACAATTTTTAAATGAAGTTGATGTAATTAATACAAATAATAAATTGATTAAAGAAAATGATATTTTAAGATTAAAACTTGAACAAGACAAAAAAAAATTTTTAAATGAAGTTGATGTAATAGATACAAATAATAAATTGATTAAAGAAAATGATATTTTAATATTAAAACGAAAAGAAGAAAATTATTTAAAAAATTTTACTGCTTCTGATTATTATGATTTTTTAAACAGTTCAAATAGTTCAACTATTTCTAATAGTCCAACTATTTCTAATAGTTCAGCTGTTTCTAATAGTCCAACTATTTCTAATAGTTCAAATGTTTCAAAAATTTCTAATTATATATCAGAATATTCTTCACTAAGACAATATAATAATGAAATTGATAATTTTTGTAATAAATTATCAAATTCTTATGATAAACACGTAAAAGAGATGAATTATATTTCTAAAAGACCATTAATAGAAAATAGAATACAAAAGTATAAAGAAGAAGAAAAAAGATTTAATAATGAATTAAGACAAACACTCTATGATTTACATAAAGCTAAAGTAAAAGCTATTGAAAACTCTTCTGCTCCTGGATTAGATTCAGTTTTAGAAGGTTTATCACATCCTGATCCATATGGTGTTAGATTAGTAGCAGAAACTATTAGCAATGGTTTAGTTAATCCATCTGCAAATAGTGATACTACAAATCGAGTTTTAGAAATGGCTTCTAATATACCTACTGCAATTGATTTATTAACATCAGGACCTTCAGGTATTGTGAGTACTATAGCAAATGGTGCATTAGATGAAGTGAATAATTCATTAAATGAAAGAAGTACATCAAGACAAATGATAAATGGAATTGCAGGTACTGTTGGTTTAATAGCTAAAAGTGTTGCTCCTCGTGTTGCACCTGGAATTGGTAATGCTATTTTAATGGTTAATGGATTAGAATTAATTAATAATTTACATGTTGAAAGAGTTAGAAATGCTACTCCTGAAGAACTTGAAAAAATGCTTGAAGCAAGTAATTATGTTGCTATGAATGGAGGAATGTAATAAAATTGATTTATTTTAATTATTAACTTAGATAACTATTATAATATGAATTAAAAATATATAGTAAACTGGAAATTTATCGTAAGTTTACGGTTATTTTCTAGAGTGTCAACAGAATAAAATATACAAAGTTTTTTACGATGTATCAACTTCTAGACTGGATAGATCCAAATAAACTAGATTGGGAAGGTTTATCTGCAAATCCAAATGCAATTAAAATATTGGAAAATAATTTAAAAAATATTGTTTGGGATGAATTGGCTAAAAATGAAAATGCATCCAATTTATTATCTAAGAATTTAAATAAAATAAAAGGAGTGATAAAAAGCAAACGTGGGCCAGATAAATGGACTGATTTATCACAAAATAAAGGTGCTATTGATATATTAGTTGCACATAAATGTAATATTCATTGGTCTTTTTTATCTATGAATAGTAATGCTATATTTTTATTGAAAGAGAATGAAGATAAAATTGTTTGGCAAACATTGGCATGGAATTACAATGCTATTCCTATCATAGAGAAAAATCTAGATAAATTCGGTAAAACAGAATTTGAATGGTTATCGTTTAATCCAAATGCAATTCATATATTAGAAAAAAATATTGATAAAATTAGATGGGATTTTTTTTCAGCTAATTGTAATGCTATATCTATTTTAGAACAATATCATGATAAAATTGATTGGAACTGGTTGTCATGGAATTACAATGCTATACATATTTTGGAAAAAAATCTTGATAAAAGTAATTGGAATAATTTATGTGAAAATCCATATGCTATGCATTTATTGGAAAAAAATCAAGATAAAATTAATTGGAAGATATTATCTAGAAATCCATCTATTTTTAAATTAGATTTAAGTTATTTAAAAGAACCTATTTTTAAAGATGAATTGAAAGAATTAGCATTACATCCATCTAGAATTGAAAAATATATTCAACAAGGAATAAAATTAGGAACACTTGATAATTATATTTAGATTTGTTATATCAAAATTATTTATTATAAAATAAATACTCTTCAGAAAATAACAGTAAACTTATATTAACGTTCCAGATTACTATTTAATTAGTTATTTAGATAATTTTATAAAAAAAGTAAAATTTATTTCAAGAAAGGAATTGAATAAATAAATAGTAAAGGTTTGATTTTATTGAAAAAAAATTGATTTATAATTTCCAATAATATTGATTTTAGATTTAAATAATTAACTCTTAATTATATTTAAATAATTAAAAATGGGTAACGCAAGTAGCGATAATGGTGGTGGAAATGACAGTGGATGGGCAGGTGCTCCTTTCTCTTTGCCAGATACAAATACTAGTAATAGTAATGATAATAGTGGTAGAAATGATGGTAGAAATGACAGTTCAAGTAATAATTCTAAATATCATTCAGATAATAATTGTTCGTCAAGATGTGGATGGATAAATGGCGAATTTACTAAAAAAGATCCTAATGATAGCATTTTATGCGTTCATATACCTTATATACCTCCTACTGACTATAGTAGTTCTTCATCAGACAGTTCTTCAAACTCAACATCAAATAGTGTTGATAGAGAAGGTGCAAATGATGATAGAAATTCGAATTCTTATTCAAGTGGTTCATCTAATTATGATGTAATTGGAAATAATGTTGCTCTTAGAGATATTGTGAAATATTTAAAAATTATCTCACCTGATAAAAAACATTCGATGAATTGCAAAAAAATAACTTCTGATGAATATACTAAATTAAAAGAAAAACTTCTGAATGATGGTTGGAGTGTTATAGGTTTTGCTAAATTTCATGAATTGATGTATTATCTTGAATTTCTATATCAGTATAAATTAACAGAAACAACATATATTGATTATGAGGATTATATTTATTTGATGAATTTATTAAAATCAGATAATAATACTTCTACACATTCTGTTGCAAAAACTATTACACAAACGCCAATAGTTAAACAAACAACTATACAAACACCAGTTGTTAAAACATCTCCATCTGTTGTAAAGACAACTATACAAACACCTGTTGTTAAAACATCTCCTTCTGTTGTAAAGACAACTATACAAACACCTGTTGTTAAAACTTCTACTTTATCTTTTCCTAAAAAAAAAGAAAGTATCGATAAATATACAAAGATTTCAAGTGATTTACTTAGTCAATATCATGCAGGAAAAATTACAGCAAGTGAATATTTAAAAGTTCAAAATAATGTATCAGAAGTTTATGAAAAAAACGGACATCTTATTTCTACTTCTGTTCAGTTTTCTAATCAGGTATATTTAAAAATTTTCGAAGATGCTAGTAAACAGTATAAAGCAGGGAAATTGAAATCAGGAGAATATGCAAAAATTTGTAATGATGCCAGAACAAAATATTATACTGAACCAGTTTCTACGCGACAAAATTCCATTCCAACTCGTGTTGAAAACGGGTATGTAATGTCTGCACAAGCACGAGTTAATGCTGTTAATCAGGTTGCGTCTGTTGAAAACTCTTCTCTTCCTGGATTAGATTCAGTTTTAGAAGGTTTATCAAATCCTGATACATATGTTCCAGGTGCATCTGTTATTAGAGCTGTAGCAGAAACTATTAGCAATGGTTTAGTTAATCCTTCTGCAAACAGCGAACGAACAAATCAAGTGTTAAATATGGTTTCTAATGTACCTACTGCAGTTGATTTATTAACATCTACACCTACTGGTATCGTAAGTACTATAGCAAATGGTGCATTAGGTGAAGTGAATAATTCATTAAATGAAAGAAGTACTACAAGAAATATGATAAATGGAATTGCTGGTGCTACTGCTTTGATAGCTACACGTGTTGCTCCTCGTGTTGCACCTGGAATTGGTAATGCTATTACTGCAATTGAAACATTAGAATTAATTAATAATTTACATGTTGAAAGAGTAAGAAATTCTACTCCTGGACAATTAGAAGAAATGGTTTTAGAAAGAAATCGTATTGCTATGAATGGAGTAATGTAAAAAAATTGATAAAAAGTATTTTATTTAAAATAAATTATATAAATAAGTTTTTTTCGATATAATCCTATTATAATTTTCCAAAAAAATATTAAAAAAATTGATTTATAATTACCAATAATATTGATTAGATATAAATAATTAACTCTTAATTATATTTAAATAATTAAAAATGGGAAACGCAAGTAGCGATAATAGTGGTGGAAATGATAGTTCAAGTAGTAATGATAATAATTCTAAATATCATTCAGATAATAATTGTTCGTCAAGATGTGTTTGGACATCAGATAATGGCGGATATGCTATCAAAGATAATGGAGATAGAATTTTATGCGTTCGTGTATTTCCTAACTATAGTAGTGATTCATCAGACAGTTCTTCATCAAATCGTTCTTCAAACTCAACATCAAATAGTGTTGATAGAGAAGGTGCAAATGATGATAGAAATTCGAATTCTTATTCTTCTTCAAGTTTTTCATCTAATTCAAATAGAGAAGAAGATGAACGTAGAAAATCAGCAATTGATTTTATTAAGGCGGTTGAATCAAACCCGATAGCTACTATTTTTGCGAATGTGACTCTTAATACAGTAGGACTTCCATCACTATTTGGACGTACTAAAAAAGAAGAAAAAAAACTTTTACAAGAAAAAGAACAAGAAAAATATGAATTTAAATTAGCTATGCAAAAAGCAAGAGAAGAAAATTTATTAACTGAAAAAGAATTTCAAATTTTAACTAATGATGAAATGGAACATTTACATAAAAGTATTTTATATAAAAAATTTGGAGGTGGTAGTTATTATTATAGTAACAATTATTATTCTAAAAAATATTATACTAAATTATCGATTGAAGAACTAGCAAAAAAGAAATATTTACAAACTAAACGAAATGCAGATGATGACTATGAAAACGATCAAATTTCAGAACGTACTCGTAATAAAATATACGAAAGTGCAGAAAAAGAATTTTATTTAAGATTTCAACAAACTTATGAAGAAAACTTTTTTAGAAGACCAATATGTAAAGATAAAAAACATTCAGAATCTCAATTCAATACAACTTTGAATAATATTGGAAGCGAATATGTAGCATCTGCACAAGCACGAGTGAATACCGTTAATCTTGCAACTACTGTTATACGTAAAAGTGTAAAAGAAGCTTTTATTGCTACAACTTCAATGGCAAATGAATTAATTTCTATAAATAATGATGCTGTGTTTCGTCAAATGGAAACAGATAATTTACGAAATGAAGCAACTATACAATTGGTTTCAAATGTTGCAACTGCAGTTGTTAATAATGCACCGCAAGTTATACAAGAAACAGCAGAAGGAGTTAGTAGTTTCGGTTTTGAAGTTGCTACTCAAGCTTTTACTGGATATAATCCTACTGGATTAGCAATTAGTGGTGCAAATGAAGTATTAAGTTCAATCAACAATAGAGAAAAAGGTTTTGTTGAAACTACTTGTGAAGGAATAGCTACTGGCGCGGCGACTTATGTTGGCGGTAATGCTGCATTAGCAATAGGTGGTGTTTTATTAGCAAAAACTGCTGGTGAAACATACTACAATGCAGTAAATACACATATTCAAAATACATTAGAAAAAATTACTGATGAAAATGAAAAAGAACAAAAAGCACAAATAATTTTAAACGGTATTGATAGTACTGGTGAAATAATGTGTAAATAATTTTTTAAGTATTTTAATCATAAAATTATCTAATAAAATATTTTATTATATTATAAACATATGATAGTATATCATGCATCTCCTAAAAACAACATTAAAAAATTACATAACAATTCTTATGTAACTATTTTTCCACATATTGCTTATTATATGGGTTTATTTTATAAAGATACAAAAAAACCTTGGTCAAATAATGATTTAGAAAAACCATATGGTTTTGAAAAAAATATTTATTTCAAAAAAGGAAAAAAACCTACTGGTAAACCAACTTTATATAAATTAGATATAAAACCTGAAAATATAGTAATGCATAAAAATTTTCCATTTGAATTTATAATTAAAGAAGGTTGTATTTTCCGGAGTTTACGAAGGAAAATAACCTTAAACTTGAGCCTTAGCGAAAGTTTACTACATAATGTAAAAAAAATTAAAGAATTAAAAGTTAAGATTTATTAATAAAATCCAAAAAATTATTAAAGTTGATTGATGAGATTATGTTTTAAGAAAATACTCTATTTATTAAAAATAATTGATAAAAATTATGTTTTAAGGAAATACTCTATTTATTAAAATTAATTGATAAAATTATGTTTTAAGGAAATACTCTATTTATTTAAATTTTTATTTATATTAAAAATATTGATATAAAAAATAACTAATTATAATAATTACACCAAATTTAAGAAAAATGGGACAGTAAGTTTTAACATTTTTTAATAAAATGATTACCTCTAATAAAAACATGTTTAAAATAATTTTCTAAATGTTCAACTTTTATATTATTATTAACAATATATTTTATAGAATCCTCTATTTCTTCTAATGTTTGAGGACTTTTTAATTTTATGTAATGTTTCATTTGATTAAAAAAATTTTCTATTGGATTATTTTCTGAATGATATCGAACTGTATATAAATAATTATTATTTGAATTTATTATAAAATCTTTTACATTTTTATTGTGATGAAATTTTGCATTATCTAATAATAGTAAATGATTTTTATATTTATTCTTTATGTTTTTATTTAAAAAATCAATAAATTTATCTTTATCTATTGATTCTTTATATATTTCATAACCTATTATTTTTCCATATTTTATTGCACATGGATATATATCTGTTTTTACTACTGCTCTTTTTCCAATATTACTATAACCTCTTTCTCGTGTCATATGAATTCCTGTTTCATCTATTGATATTATCTATTTTATTTTTTAATAAATCTTTATAAAATAAATATAATTCATTTTTTTCATTACCTTTTTTGGGAAAATATTTTAAACGTAATATTTTATAACTTATTCTTAATTTTTTAACTAAATAATATATTGATAAATGATGATATTTTTTATTTATAATTTTAGTTAAAATTTTAATTGTGATATTTGGATAATTTTTTACATAATTTTTTATAAAAATTAATTCTTCATTTGTAAAAATATATTTCTTTTCTCTTAATTTTCTATTAAATGATTTTGTACTTTTATATTTAATTATCCATCTTTGTAATGATGATTTAGAACAATTAAATATATGACATGTTTCTCTTATACTTTTTATTTTATTATAGTATTTTACAGCAGATAATTTATAATCATTACTATGATGTTTCATATATTATAAAATTTATTTATAAATTTTTATAATAAAAATATTAAAAATTTATAAAATATAAGAATTTTATCATAAAAAATATAATTTTATCTTTAAATGAATTGTATACTTAAAATTTCTAAAAAAATAATTATTAACTTTATTTTAGAAATATGAATACTTTTATTATTCTAGAATATCTTTTTGATAGTTTTGATAAATTTATTGTAATTTAGTATATTTTTATATATTTATATAATAGTTTTAAATTTTTATGTAAATCTCCAATAATAATATAATCTTCTTTTGTAACATAATCAGGAATAGATAATTTATTTAATACAAAAATAACAATTTTCGTTTTATTTTTCCTATAATATTCAATTTGTTGTAAAAAATCTTCATTTATACCAATAACAACTAATAATTTTATATATTTTTTATTTTTTTTTAAATCATTTTTATAATTATTGTATTTGTGTATTTTTATAGGTTTTATACCTGTTTGTTCATGCAAAATATCAAAATTACCTGTTATTATACTAGAATTTGTAATCTTACATATCTTTTGTAAATATATATGTCCAGTAGTTGGTTTTGAATTTATTACTTTTTTAAACCATAATTCAAGTTTTTTTATTATATTACTTGGATTATTTAAAACTTTTTCTATATTATAATTCATTCTAACATATTTTCTAATTTTATTTAATGATGGTATAACTTTATAAGAAATACCTGCACCAGTTTCAAATAAAGTTTTATTATTTTTAATTAATTTTGATAATTTTTTTAATGATATTATATTTTTTTTCTTTAGAATTATTTATAACATCTTCTATCAAACTAAGTTTTTTATTTCTATTTGATAAAATCATTTTAATTTCATTTTTTACATAATTTATATTATTTTTATGTAAAATTTTTGTACTATATATTAAATTTTTACCAATTTTATATTTAAAAAATATATTATTATTTTGTTCTTTATTTGTTATTATTTGTAAAATAATTTTTATTTTATATAAACCTTTATTTAATTTAATAATAGAAAATCCAAATAGTAAAATATTATTATCATTAAGAACACATTGATATGGATATATAGGACATATTTTATATAAAGAATTAATAATATTAATATTATACTTATCAATAAATAATGGATTTATTATTGATAATTTCATATATTTATAATATATATTTTTATAATTTAATAAAAATAATTATTCTATAACTAAAAATATATTATTTTTTATTCTAAATATTATATTTTCATTTCATTATATCGATGTTTTGTTGTTTCTAAATGTTTATTATACATACTTTCTGTAAAAACTCCAAAATCACAGATTTTACAATAATACTTAAATTCTTTCTCTTTTTCTTCTATTGTACAATGATTTTTTAAATAATGTGCTTTATAATTTTGTATATTTATATTTTCATAATCACATAATAAACATTTATGTATTGTTCTTTCTGGTTTTTCTTTTTTATCATTCCTTTCTTTTCTTTTTCCATTTATATGTTTATTACTTATTAAATGTTTTTCATAAAATGATTTATAATTAAAATATAATTTACACTTATGACAGTGATAATTTAAGTTAAATTCCATTTTTATATTGTTTTATTATTTTAATTTTATATTATTTTATATTTAATAATTTTATATTAAATGAATATATTTATTTATTAAAAATAAATGAGTTTATTTATACTTAAAGATATATTACATATATTATATAACTACTATAATGACAACTATATTAAAAAAACCTCCAGATAAAAATAAGATTATTACTGTTAAGTGTAATATCAACAAAATTATTAGAAACAATAATTTTATTTCTCCTTTATTTGATGTTTGTTTTAGAACAAATAAAATTGTTATTCAAACTTATCAATTTTTAAGATTATGGATTTTAGAATATTATCATAATAATATTATTATTCCTATTATTACTACTGATACCATTAAAATGGTTTTTAGTGTTTTAACTTTGAATAATAAAGGTGGTAATACTCCTAAAGGTAATAATTTGTTAATGTTAAATAATTTTACTGACTTTTACAATAATAATTATAAAGTTTTATATAATGATGATAAAATTAATGGTTCTTATTTATCCCAAATTTTAAATTCTATGTCTATTGATATGTTAACAAATATTGAAAATAATATTAAATTACATTTTTTCAAGTATGTTAAAAAATTTGTTAATTCTTCTTTTAGGATTATTAATAATACTATATTAGAAAATACTGATAAAGGTAAAAAAGTTGAAGTTAGAAAATTATTAAATAAAGAACTTTTTCAAATTAAAGAAGACTTATTTAATAATACATTGCTGTCTAATTCTAAATATCATGATTGGATTAATCTACACAGAAATAATATTTTTCCTGTTGATTTTACAAATTCATATGAATTTGATATTCAAAATAATCCTCAAAAATATTTTAAATCTATGATTTATATGTGTTTAGAAATTGAAAAAATAAATACTGCTTCTTATCAATTTTTCCCTTTAAGAACTGATATTATTCCTAAATATATACCTATTGATACTAAAAGTTTAATTGAAATATATATTAGAGAAAATAAGAATGAACTTTTAAATAATATTGAAGATATTAAAATATCTATTTGGAATAATTTCTTTAATCTTAATGATTCTATCTTTGAACAATCTAATTATATATTTGATTATAAAATTTATACAGATTGTTATTCAGTATCTATTCAAATGCTACATAAAGATAAAGTTGAAAATGAAAAAAAGAAAAAAGAAAACATGAAAAATAAAAGAAGAGAAAATAGAATAAATACAAAAAATATGACACTAGAAGAAAAAGAAATATATAAAATGAAACAAAAAGAAGAAAAAAGGAAAAGTGAAGAAAAATATAAATTAGAACAAAAAGAAAAGAAAGATACAGCGAGAAAAGAATTTAAGAAATTATCCAAAGAAGAACAACAAAAAATAAAAGAAGAAATAAAAAAAAATAATGAAGAAAATAAAATTAATAGTAATATTGATTTTAAGTATTTGGAAGATTTGAATGATAATGAACTAGAGGAAATAAAAAATAATAATTGGGTAGTTATTGATCCTGGAAAAAAAACATTATTATACATGAAAGATAAAAAGGGAAAAATACTAAAATATACAAATAAAAAACATGTAAAAGAGACAAAAAGAATAAAGTATCAAAAATTATTGCAAAATTATAGAAATAAAAATAATATATCAGAAATAGAAAATGAATTAAAAAATTATAATTCAAAAACTTGTAATTTAGAAAAATTTAAAACATATATACTAAATAAAAACAGAATAAATAAAATTTTATTCGAAGAATACAATAAAGAAATATTTAGAAAATACAAATGGTATGGATATATAAACAGAAAAAAAGCAGATATTAGTTTAATAAGAGAAATAAAGAAAGAATTTGGAAAGAAATCAATATTATTATATGGAGATTGGTCAATGAAAGGAAACTGTAATAAAGGTAATTTATCAACGCCAAATATGAGATTAAAAAGATTAATAGGAACACATATAAAAACTTATAATTTAGATGAATATAATACATCAAAATTAAATTATAAAACAGAAGAACAATGTGAAAATCTATATCAACATGACAAGAAAGGAATAATAAGAAAACTACATTCAGTTTTAACATATCAAATGGAAAATAAACAAATTGGATGTATAAATAGAGATAAAAATGCAGTATATAATATGGAAAAGATAGTAAATTATTATTTAATTTATAAAAAACGTCCAGAAAGATACTGTAGAACAATAAAAGGTATAAACCCATCCGAACAGGACACACATAAAGTTCAGGGTCAAGTCTTACCATGCCTTCCTTAAAGGTGCAATTATATCTTTTTTAAGAAAAAACTGTCCCATTTTTCTTAAATTAGGTGTAATAATGAGTTCATTAGAAGTATTTGAGAATAATATATGCGTCAATGATAGAAATATTATAAAAAATGAATTATTAAAAAATGTTGAATTACTTGATAGATGTACAAAAAGTGATATTGTAGATTTACTATATTGTCGTTTATTGAATACTGATTTTGGTTTTAAGGAAGGTAGTTATGTAATTATAGAATTTGGAGATGATGAAGATAATATAATGTATGAAGTAAATTATGGTGTATGGAATAATTATTTTAGAGTTATATATGCAGATAATAAGGATTTTACAGATGATTTATGGAAAAATATTATAAATAATGATTTAGATTTAGATGATTTTTATAAAAAAAATAAATCAAAAAATGGATTTATTATGAAAACTATAATTATGAAAAAGGAATTGAAAATATGTTTAGAGTATTATTGAAAATAAAATTACTTTATTATAAAAATATTAATATAAAAAAATAATTATATATATAATTACTACATGTAAAATGAGATTAAAATCCGAATTATATAAAAATGAACAGTTAGAAATAATGAATAAAATAGTAAATATTCTTAAATTAGATGCAAATAATAGTATAACATTATATGAATTAGATAATGATATAAAAAAAAAAGAACAAATATTAAATTTATTGCCAGAAATTAAAAAATATTTTAAATGTAATTGTGTTAAATCTTTATTAGCACCTGAAAAAGTGAAAAGAGTATATTTATCTTTAATTAGATATATTACAAAATTAGAATATAATATGATTGGTACGCAATTTTTAATTCATAATGATAAAAATGTTATTAGAACTATGAAATATATTTTTATTAAAAAATCGATTTAAAAAGATATTAATATATAAATATATGAATGTCTGATAATAAACAAAACTATTTAAAATTTGAGCACTATTGTATAAATAAACATATAAAAGATTTTAAACATATAACATATCATTGGTCTATTATTCCTGATACTGTTTTAATTGAATCTGGATATTTTAAGAGTGAATCTGAATTAAGACTAAAACGTAAAAATAATAATCAAATATTGAGAGAATATGGGTTAGATGGTATTTCTATTGAATATAATGGAGATAATAAAATATATCATGGATTACAAATGAAATTATGGAATAATACTATACGTGCTAATGATTTAGGTACTTTTATATCTGTTATATTTAATAGATTTTCTAATGAATCAAAAGGATATTTATATCATACAACTAAATTAGAAAAAACATTAAAAAATGATATTATTAATCGTAATAAAATAGTAGAAATTAAAACAAATAATCCATTTACAAATAATAAAATAGAAATTAATAATACATCAATAAAATTACGTCCATATCAAATTGAAGCTATAAATAAATTAAAAGAAATATGGAATGGAATTAAATTATTATATTTACCATGTGGAACAGGTAAAACTGTTATATTTTGTGAATCTTTAAAAGAATGTAATTTTAAAAATATTTTTATTTTTAGTCCTTTGACAATGCTTACTGAACAAAATTTAGATAATATTAAAATTTATTTGCCTAATTATAATCATATATTAGTTGATGTTAATGGAACTAGAGATTTTAATGTAATTAAAGATCATCTTAATAAATATACTGTATTTTCATCTACTTTCAAATCTGCAGAAGAAGTTATTTCAAAAATATTTAATATTGAAGAAAATTGTGTTTTATCAGAAGATACATTATTGATTGTTGATGAAGCACATAATTTATTAAATTTGGATAGTCTTATTAATACAGTTCAAAAGTTTAATAAAGTATTATTGGTTACTGCAACTCCACCAACTAAAATGGAAGAAATTATTCCTCATGAAACTATATATAAATATTCATTTAGTAATGCAATTAAAGAAGGTTATATATGTGATTATTTAATATATTTACCTTTTGTTGAAAATAATAAAGTAATTATGGAACAGCCTGAAGAATTATTAACATTAGATGAAGATATATGTAAAAAATGTTTATTTTTAATAAATGGACTTTTAAGAACAGGATGTAGAAGAACGATTATTTATCTAAAGTGTAAAGATGAATGCGAAACATATCAATACGTTTTAAATTATATAATGGAAAATTATCATTATTATAAAATAAATATTAAAAAATAACAAGTGACACAAATAAAAAAGATAGAGTTGATATATTATTATATTTTGAAAAAGAATCAAGTGAAGAAGAATTAAAAGTAATATTATCAATAAGAATATTAGATGAAGGAATAAATTTAATAAAATGTGATTCTATTTATTTAACAAATTTAGGTGATAATTCAAATGATGTAAGAACAGTACAAAGATTTTTAAGAGCAAATAGAATAGATCCAAACAATCTAAATAAAATAGCACATATATTTATTTGGTGTGAAGATACAAATTTATGTTTAAATGCTTTTCAAATGTTAAAAAATAATGATGTAGATTTTAATAAAAAAATAAGAATATTAGATAATAATTATGGAACATATTATAAAGAAGATAATAAAATCTCAAATATCAATAAATATGATATAAACAATGAAATTATAAAAAATATAAATATTAAATGTTTAACAGTTGAAGAATTATGGCAATTTAAAAAAAATCTATTATTTGAATATTGTGATTTATATAAAACTATACCATTAGAAAATATAGTATATAAAAATCAAAAAATAGGTTTTTGGTATAAATCACAAAGAATTAAAATTAAAACTAATTTATCTGATAATAGAATTATATATGATGAATTTATTCAAAATATATATATTAAAGATGATTTATTGAAATATGCAGATGATAAAATAATTGAAAATGTAAATATAATTGAAGAACAGGTTAAAAATAATAAAATAATGTCATTAATTGATTTTATAAAAAAACATTCAACTATACCTAGTAATTTTTTAGAAGATTATTATAAAATAATTGATAACAAAAATATTGATGAAATAAATATTGATATAGAAACTGTTATAACATGGTTGGATATAAATAAACATAATTCAAAAGTGACTTTAATTAAAACTTATAAAAATGATATTGATTATAAAATAAAAAAAATATTTAAACCAAATGGTAAAGGAGGTCAAAAGAAAGAAATAATAATGATATCACCAAGATGTTTTAAAAAAATATGCTTATCAACAAAATCTAAAAAAGGAAATGAAGTTCAAGAATATTTTATTGAAATTGAAACATTAATGAATAAATATTCGCATTATATTATTAATGCATTAAAAGATTTATAAAATAATTAATTACCAACATATATATATTGTATGTAAAAATATATTTACTTTGTATTTTTTATAAATAATATATTTTGCTTAAATCTAAGTTTAAGCAAAAAATAATCTAATCATAAATTATATATGATACTATTTATTGATTTTCTCAAGAAGTATTCTAGTATACCAAACCAGTTCTTAGATGATTTTTATAAAATATTTAATCATAATACAATAGATAATAATGAAATAAATATTGACTTAAATAATGTTATAAAATGGTTACATATAACTAAATATGGTGCTAAAAATACGTTAACAAAATCTTATAAAAAAAATATAGATTATAAAATTTTAAAAATTAAAAAACAACATGGTTCTGGAGGACATAATAAAGAAAAAATTTATATAACAGTAAATTGTTTCAAGAAAATCTGTCAACTTACCAAATCAAAAATGGGTAATCAAGTACGCGATTATTTTATCCAAGTTGAATCATTATTAAATAAATACAAAGACTATATAATCAATGGTATGCAAGAAAAGATATCAAAGTTAGAAAAAGATCAGAAACCTAAAGTAAATCCAGAAAGCGGTGTTATTTATATATTCAAAACTGCTAATATAACCGAAAATTCATTGTATAAAATAGGTAGAACAAAAGATTTGAAGAAAAGATTACAATCTCATCAATCACCATTAGCACATGATATTGAAGTATTATTTTATTATGAATCTAATAATATAATAGAAATTGAAAACTGTATTAAAGCACTTATGAAAAAATATCAATACAGAAAATACAAAGAGGTATATAAAATAAATATTGACATTATAAAATCATTAGTTGAAAATTGTGATAAAATTATAATAGATACCGAACAAAAAGTTAAATTATCTGAATTAAAAGATGAACCTGATAAATTATATTATATCAATATTTCAAAATCCAGCTAATTTATATCCAATATCAGTTAAAATAGGTTTATCTATTACTGTTATTTCAGGCAACTCTTTACCATATGTTTGTGGATTTTTTGGAAATAATTTAATTTTACACGGATAATGATTTGTTGTTCTCAATTCCAAAAATGCTTTTTTCTTCTTTTCTAAATTCTTTTTATCACATAAACTTCTAGGCATATAACATAAATATATTATTGCTCTAAAGTTCGGTAATAAACGTTCTTTTAAAACATCACAACCACAATGAATTGTTCGACTGTCCCAAAATACTAAACTACCTTTCAAACATTTAATCTTTTTATATAAACAACCTTTTTCTAAATAAAAATCTGTTTCTTCTTGTTTAAGTTTATACCAATCTAATTTATTTGTAATATTAAATTTCTTTGCAAATTCTTCATGAAAATTATTAGATCCTTCCATAAATGTTAATGTTGAGTCACCTTCATTAACATCTAAACCAGTTATCCATGATTGAATACATTGAAATTCATTTCTAGTATAACTTTGATCAGTATGATACCAAGTATTATTTTTATTCCAACCTTTATGCGTTACTTCTGGAGGTAATCCAAATGAAAAACCATCAAATGAAACCAATAAATCTTCAATAGTACAATTCCAAAAATGTGAAAATATTTCAATTATTTTCGGATTTTGTCTAATATTCCATGCTATTTGTGCATGTCCACAATTAAAATGTTGATATAATTGAGCATGTATTGGATATAATTTATATATTTCTTTCCATGAACTTTGATTAGTTCTATTTATAGGTACTGTCCATTTTTGACTAATATGTTCAAAATAATTCCATAATCCATCTACTATTGATGTACATTCTAAATCATTAATTACATTAGGTATTATACCTACACCATATTTATTAATTGTTTCTTTTAAGCATTCTTTATTAGTAATATATTTAGAATATTCGTATATTTCCATTTTTATTTTTATTTACATATAAAAGAGTATTTATATATATTTATAAATAAATCAATTTTTTATAATTTATATTCAAATCATAAATGTTCATGCAACTTAAGAACATCTACACCGCTATTAAGTAATTTAATAATTTTATCAGGATGGTTTTTTTCCATAATTTTTCTTTCATTAGCTCTTAGAAACCATTGTATAAACTTAATCTTGAATTTTAAAATATAATATACATGTCTAAACCGATTTAATTTGTTTATTGTACTACGAGTTAATAGTATATTAATTGTATTATTAACAGATAAATCCTTAAGAATACCTGATATTGGATTATTAGAACAATCAAATGTTATTAAACTTGCTGGTAATGCTGGCAACGTTATGAGTTGATTACGTGCACAATCAAACAATACCAGCCACTCCGGTAATGCTGGCAATGTTGTTAGTTGATTACGGTAACAATTTAATTCTCTCAAACTATTTGGCAATTCTGGTAACGTTATGAGTTGATTACAGGAGCAATATAATCCTTTCAAATTAGTAAATTTAGATAAATTGGAAAGATGTGTTAATTTACATTTACTAACATTAATTATAGTAATATTTTCTGGTGGCAACTCATCCAAATAAGCTTGGACATTACTCACATTAATTGTTTCATAAATACTGTTAGTTGTAATTGTAATTTTTGGCATTTTTATTAAATAAATTAAATTGATAAAGTTAAATAATAAACAAAATTATAATAAAATAAATTTCAATTTTTTTACAAAAATCATAAATGTTGATCTAAATGAAGAACATCTACACCGCTATCAAGTAATTCAATTTATCTAAAAATATTAAATGGTAAAAAAAATGATTTATAAAAATATTTAGTTTAATTTATTTTTTGAATAAATTAAAATATATTATTATTTTCATAAAAATATTGAAAATTTCATAAAAATGTTTATGTTTTTATAAAATTAAAATTTTTCTTATAATTTTAAATTATTTTTTTCTTACTATTTTTTAAATTGATATTAAACGCATTTAATATAAAAAAAGTTTAAGGGTATATTTAAATTTAAAATATTTTTAAAGTTAAATGATTTATTTATAACTATTTATAATTTTTAAACTATGATTAATACTGTTAATTACATCTTCTTTACATATTTTATTTAAACATTTTTTAATATCATTATAAATATTTTTATGGTCAAGTTTTTTAAATTCTGTTTTTAATTTATTAAATATTAATTCTATTGGGTTAAATTCAGGTGTATAGGGAGGATTATAAATCATATTAATATGATTTTCTAAACAATAAC